TGCAGGATCATCTGCTACTTGGTATGCATTACCAGTAGTCTCTGTTAAATTAGGAAATGTGGTAGCACCAAACTTGACAAAACTATGATCATATGAGTTTGTGCCAGTCTTTAAATTGGGTACAATAGCACCCACTGGAGTTGTATCTACGGTAAGATCTGTGTAGAAACCTGTCCGAGCATTTCTGTATAGTTGTGATGATGTCATTAGATCTTAATTAAGTATTCCATAACTATGAACGGAGAACATGCAGCATCAATAGACACTGAGTTATCTGCTCCAATAGTCATTGTAGTTTCTAAATTTTCTGGTGGAATAACAATAGCATTTGTCTTAACCTGATAGTTATGATCACCTTTGTCTATGTCAACCCTGTGATTATGTATAGTTGGATCAACTCCTGCTTCACGTGATAGTTCAACTGTATCTGTTGTAGTATTTTCTAAGTCTGTTGTCGCACGACCAGTAACAACTGAATCATTTGACTGCAATGGTAATACATCATATAAACTATTACCTAGAAAATCATCAGGTACACCATCTGCACCCTGAAGATATGTTGCATTAACTGTTAATGTACTACTAGCAATGGCACCACCACCTTCACTACACCCAATAAGATATTGGAAGTTGTTTCTGTAACGTGCGATGTTAGAATCATCAGCAGAACCATCCATTGATCCTCTTGGTAATGGACCTAATGTTGAATTCAATAGACAATTATATCTGTATTGATCACCAGCACCATAGATGCAATGACCCCAATAGATAGTACCCTGCAATCCCTGTGTTGATGTTGCACCACCACCTGAACCTGGAGACCATTTATCTATAGCCATACATGGCATTTGTCCTGAACCAGGATCACCACTACTATTTGTAGTTTCATCTAACCATTCTTGGATAGGAATAGTAGATGCATTTCTTCTACCAAGTTGTCCCATAGGCATAGGAGCATTAGTACCAGTCTCTGTTAATGCGTGGTTCCTTGCTCTTGTTGCTGAGTGGAAATGTGAGTGTGGATGTAGAGCATTCTCCTCAACACCTTCACTATCTGTACGGTGTGTTGTTCCAGCATATACCCATGATGGTTTACCACGAACATCAATCTCTTGACTTGGTACTGAAATAGATCCACTATAATCTATTCTAACGTTAGTACCAATAGCAGATACTGCTTCAATAGCAATACCTGAACGACTTACTTCATTATCTAATGAATTCTTTAATCTTATATTATTATATAATCCTGCGTTAGCACCTGACGTTGGTTCTGGATACTTAGATCCAAGATCAGGGACCATAAACTGTGCATCAGTTAATGTATCAAAATTTGTGTTATCACTATTCTTCCTGATAAACTTACAGTCATTTCCTGTACCACATATAGCAGCGAGTTGAGGATACTTCTCTGCATAGTATTTTGTACCATCACATTTTAAATAACCAGCAGGTAAATTTTTTGCATTAAGAGCACCGTCAGGTAACCCTTCATATTCGACTGCCCATATAATAACTTGACCTGTCAAGTTACCATACTTTGCTCTCTCTTTTGAATAGAATACTGCCATTAGAATGCCTTGATGATGAATGTCATCGTTATGGAAGGTTGTGTAGTATCACATGAAATATTTAGTGCATTTTCAAGACTTTGTGCCTGTAATGCAGAACCATCAGCATTGGATGCTACATGTGATGGAGGACCAGCCATCGACCCTATACCCTGCTGTATTTCAAAACTACCATGATTATGTGCTCTATAAGAAGATTGAATTGGATCCTTATTCTCTGCACCTAAGTTCATTGACACTGGCCATGAACCATGCCTAAACTTCAAATCATATGTACCAGCTACTAGTGTTGATGAGTTGAGAGTAATCTCCCACTGTGGTGTCGGATTAACAGAAACGTCCTGAGCAGCTTCCATTGTCTGCACAAATGTACCTTCTCTTAATACGTCATACTTATCATCAACATTAACTGGTGTAACATACATCAATGGAGTTATCTTATCCCACTGCTGCCATGTATCTGGTGCAGTACCATAAGTTCTCCTAAGATCAGTACCATTAGGTAATATAATTTTATTAGTAGCATCAAGTATACAACCAGAAACACTGAACACTGGTGCAGTTTCAGGATCGTCTACTAAACCATCCGATCTTAATGGTGATCCTGTATCATATCCAAAGTAGTTTGGTCTAGACCTATACTCCATTGGTCTTGGGAACATACCAGTATGGTTTGGAGTCTTGTGTGTATCTACTGGAACAGTATCTAATAGCTGACCAGTATTTCCTCTACTAAAAATTGTTTGTGTGTATGTTGTACTAGCATGTCCAGATCCTCTATCATTAGCATTAGTACGCCAGTTTGCTTCACCAGCAGGAACACTACCCCAGTAATCTTTATTAGAACTGTCGGTAATAAACTCCATGAAACTATCCATACGTGGTAATGTATGTTCATGACTCTCATCACCATAAAATGTGATAGCAGTCGCACCATTTTGCCACGTTGTTGGTTCAGCAGACTTAAGAGCACAAGTGTTAGGACCATCAGAGGAACAGTACACACTAGCAGAACCAGTCATCTCAATACCTTGGTCTGTCCTAAATGTCATTGGACCTGTAGGGTTAACATTAGTAGATCCAATACTATCTGAGTGACCATGAGCAGGAGTATGATTAATACCCAGCTTACGATTCAATGTATATAATGTCTCAATAAAATCAGGAGCGAACAAAGATATGTTAGTGAACTTAAAGTATAAGTTACCAGCTATATTGAGTGTGAAATCAATATCAGATGTTGCTTCATAGGTTGTAGTAACTGGTGTTGTCTCACCATAATCATTAATCAAAGCACCAACTACACTTTGAGCATCACTCTGACCATATTGATACGTTGGATCATTAAGATCAGTATTCTCTAGGTCAGTCATGACTCTATTGGATAGGTTAGGTAACCTAAACTCAGCATCATCATACCCATAATAAGGGAATGGATAATGATTCCCACTTGGATCAGTCATGTCACCACCATAGGTATCACCTATGATTGATGCTAACATTGGATAGTCAGCAGCTTTTATTGTCTGACCTGTACATACTATCCATCCTTTAGGGATATTGGAAGCAAGAAATCCTGAACCACCATCACCGCTCCAAGGTAGGATAGTTCCTACCTTTGCAGTTCTCATACTTTTAATAGAGTCATAGAGTGCAGTCATATCTTTAGAGTTCGATTAACCACCATCCTCTCAATGCTGGAGGAATAGTTTGTGCAGAAGCAGAACCTTCAACGTCAACAGTACCAGCATAAACTAGACCGAATGATGCGTTGCGAGTCTGTATAATTAACTCACCTGAATCCCATGCTGTATTTAATGACTGACCAGCACCAGAAGCAATTCTTGAACCAGCACCATCACCCTGTATGTTAACAGAAACGTTGTTAGCCTTAAGAGCTCGGATGATCAGACTTGTGTTGTATGTTAGATTACCACTGAGTTCAATGAATCTAATCATATCACCTGTTTGTGCATTCTCTGGTAAGTAAACAACCATGTTACTTCCAGAAGCAGCATTAATAAGATAGTTTTGGTTAACTTGTAGCGGATTATCCTGCTGTTGTCCAATACCTGTTGTAGGATCAAAGGCAACATAAGTATGTCTCCTACCACCACCTGCTGTCCAGTATTTCTCAATACCGAATGAGTCAATAGCGTTGTTTTGATAGATCTTAAAGTCCTTAGGACCTTCAGTTCCACCAGTACCAGCACCACCTAAGTTATCTATATGGAATATTGGATCAATTGCTGATTCAACTGACAATACCTTACCTTTCTGATAGAAGGTTTCACCCATCAAGATGTTACCTTCTCTGTTGGTAACTCTGAATGAAGTCTCGGTTGAGCAGACTCCATGCATCTGACAGTTATCATAGTAGATCTTAAGATCACCGTAGAATGCAGCAGCACCCTTAAGTGTAAGACCAGCAGTATCTGTCTTAGGATCTTCAAGTGATCCATCACCTGAGTGACCATCATCGTTAGCGATGGACATAACGAGTGTCTTACCATCAGAACCATACATTCTGATATTACCACTCATGATCTCAAGATCTTGATTGATCGTTGTAGATCCACCACCAAATAGTTTGACTGGTGTAGTACCAACAGAGTTAGGTTCTCTGATCTGCTTAGGCATCTTGATCGCATAGAATGCGTCAAGTGTTCCATCAACAGAATCAGGTAAGAAGAATTCAGTTCCTATTCTAACCAGAGTTACATAATCAAGTTTAGGAGCAATTAGATCAGCATCTCTAAGTGAGATCTCAAGTCTAATGTCACTTGTATTAGGTGATCTAGCCTTGAGTGCTGTCGCTCTATCAGCCTGTGTTGCAGGAAGGTCATGTAGAAGTGTTGTAGTTCTATCATACTTGTCTAACTTAACAATGTTAGCACCAATAGAGAATGCTGAAGCACTCGTGTCTTCCATTCCACGACCACCAGCAGGATATGATGCGTTAGAAGACGTTGGTAATAATAGTTCTCCACCACTACCTGTGTAAGGATCATCAGTAATCTGAATAATCTCA